TTCAAAAAATTCATTTACTAGTTCTGTCATGTCTTCCTTAATGTAGAGTTTCTTTGAATTAACAATCCAGCCCAAACCATTCTCAAGTCTATCTTCCTTAGCTACTCTATGCGGATACTTAATCCCCTTCATAATGCCAGGTATAAGTCTTCTGTCTGTGGCAGCAATACGTTCTGCCATATCTCTCACAACCTCTTGTGCTGCTATATTCTCAATAGTCACACGTCTAACTGGTACATACTTCCTTGCTATTTCTACTATCTTTGGTGCTACGTCAAAAGTAGGGATTCGTTCACGAAAATATTCAAGTACATATCGTTTGCCCTCAGAATCTATCCCCATAACAAGTATCACCTGAAAATCTGAACCAGGTTTATCTCTTGCTGCTATATCAACTCCCATGTAAACATGGAGTGGAATAACACGTCCATATGAACGCAGGTACGGAAATCCATCTTGCACGAAAAACTCTCCATGATACTTCTGTATTCTATCTATCTTGAATACTGCTGATGTTAAATCTCTCGCATCATTCATGTACTCCTGAGCAAACTTATCAGGTTTATCCCTAAACTCACCTTGCAGCTTAGCTTTAAGCTTTTTTACTGGAAACTGTTCAGGCCATAAGGGTTCACCGTCCATTGTGCCGTCACTAGTAGCCCTATAAAAAGAGACATCCCAAGGATACTCTTTCTTATTTTTTGCAGATTCTCTATAACCATCATAAATTGACTGTAGAAAGCTATCATAATGCACAATAGTCCCTTGCAACCATATCCACCCTTCACGCCCTACAGATTCTTCTAGTGCTGGATATATAGCAGACATGACCCAACTTTTGATTTCATCTCTACGGGCAGGAGTTTTAGTATTTAACTCTGACTCAAAATCGTCCAGTACAATTCCCGTATAACGTGTATCAATCTCTGTACGCCCTCGTAAGCGCTGTGTAGTACCTTTCGCAATTATTCTATCTCCCTTTGCTGTAATAATATCCTTTTCAGTCCATTTCTTTCCATGTGCGCTACCATCCAAGTCTCCAAAGTAATATTTTATCGCTGAGTTCATTTCCAAATGATATTTAATATATTTAAGATGGTCAATAGCTTGCCCCTGTTCTTCTCCTATCCAAGCTATAAACTCTTTACGTCCCGCTTCTCCGAAACAAATCTTATGTAAGATTGCAGCTTTAGCAAGAACACTCTTTGCAAAGCCTCTAGGCATTATAGTACATACCCTTCCACCTGGTTTAGTACTAGTTAACTTTTTACCGATTTCATGATGAAACGGAGGAGATTCGCTTTTATGTAAGAAATCATTAGGAAGAAAGACCTTACCAAAATAAATAAGGTCTTTATACGCTTTTGCTAAAATTTTTTCTCTATTTGCGCTATTTTTTGCGCTTTCACCCATGTTTCTTCGCCCTTAAAAGATTAATCATTTTCTTTGCACTTGCTATAGACTTTGCAGCAGCTTTCTTCTTCCAACTGCCACCCTTCTTGATATAAACAATTTTTCCCACTCTTTTGTACGGCACTATGTTTCACCTCTTACTGTAGACTTAAAATCCCCTATTAACATCAATTCGCCCTCAAGGTCGTACATACTGTTGCATATATTACACTTCCAGCCCATTGGGTTCCCAAACATCCCAAACATGGGCTCTTGGTCTACTTTGCCCAGCTCCCTATCACAAACAACACATGTGTTATCCGGCGGGCCCTTAAAGACTAAATTATCCGCTATCAACACTGGCTTTGATTTTTTTGACTTCTGCACCACCACCCGCCTCGATTTCTGCAATTTGTTCTTTTGTAAATCCCTGAAATAGCGTAATAGACTCTGATTTCTTTTCTTGCTTCGGACTAACACCAAACAGTCCAAGTAGATATTCTATTGCTCTCAAACGTGTAGCATCGGAATCTGCACTACCTGCAATTTCATTTGCAGATTTAATTAATTCTGTTTTAGAAACACCAGCATTATCCAGCAAACCTTCTATCTCTTGTCGTATGGCCCCCTGCACACGCTCCGTTTTCATTAACTTTTGTCCCATTAGCGTAGCATACGGCTTTTTATTCGTAGGGAATGCTTTAATATATGCATCATTCGGTGGTAATCCTCTTGCAACGTACCATGCAAACATTTGCTCCCCACGTGTAGGCTCTGTCCTTTTATTGTGTATCTCACTCTTTTTTCTATTGGAAAAGCTCCATATGTTATCTACGATATCTCCACGTATCTCAACTGCTGGTGTTTGCAGGAATGTACCAAAAAGCGTTCTAATGTATGGAATACGTCTATCCATCCTATTTGGTTGCATTGAACCCTTATAAAGCACTTGGCACACTTGTTCATCATCTGTCAGAACCCAGTCATCTTCTTCCGCTTCACGCCAATTCTTGACAACTGCATCACCATTTCCCGCATGCTTAGCAAACTCGCTGATGCTGTCATATACTTTGCATACAACATCATTTATTGCTCTTTCCTTCATCCAGGCTATTACTCCCAACCACGATTATTTAATCTCCGTTCCACTTCCCTCCGAATAGCCTGCTTACCAACTCGTGCATATGCGTTCCTCCTATTTACAGGGGTTGTACGATTGGTGTATTATAGCGCTCAATCTTTTTATGAAGCCTTTCAAGTATGCGTACATCAGCAATATTATGCTTTACGATATATTCTAACGCATTCTCGTCTCCATACTTAGCCCTATTCCAAATCTTTGGCTTAAGTCTAGTCTTTCCCTTAATCCCGAAAAACTCGCATGCAGAGTCCAAACTGTTAGAATGAAGCTTAAATAGCCTTCTAACTTGATAGTAGATGTCTTTATGCTGCATTTCACGATAATGGGGGAATGCTATGCCGTGAGCACAAGCTCTAGTACGAGTGTATCTAATATCAAAATTCGTACCATAAAATGTGCATAAGACATCATATTGGCGCATTGCGTCCATTAACTCCTCTACAAGCCTTGCATCCATTAATCCAGAGTTAATATCCTCTTTATGAATTACACTATGCAATACTTCATTCTCATCACGAGTCTTTATAGCCCATGAAAGCATAATAGAGAAATTTCCTACAAGCCCTGAAGCCTCTATGTCGAAATACCCTATTTTCTTTCCATGTCCTGTTTTGTACCTTTCAGGCTTACGCAAGGGCATTGTCTCTATTTTGCTCTTAACTGCCTTGTATGTACGATTGTATCCAGAATTAATTAACTCTTGATACAACACATAGACACTTTTAGCCGTAGTCTCGAACTGAGAAAGTATCTTTATTTCATCATCTGACCATTTAATGCTCATTTTAGCTCCCTTATCTTTTCTACCCATGTTGTAGGTACTGCAAATACTGAGCCATATTTTCCATGTGAGCGTCCTTCTTCTATTCTCTTTACGTCTTGAGCAAATGCCATATAGCCATTTTTCTCTCCAACGTAAAATCCGACAGTCTCTATTCTGAAGCCATTAGTCATAACATCCAAAATATCATCTTCATCTGACCATCCACTGCTTTGATATGCATCATGCCAACAGACTGCATACTTTGTATCTTTTTTTAGTTTCCTTCGTTTATCCATTGTACTCCTCTATCATTTGAACTGTGAGAGCATAGCCGGCGCAATCTACTAAATTATCTCTGTTGTGGACATTACATTCACGACTAAGCTTAATCGCTATCATGCAAAGCCCAACTTGCTGTGGAGAGATGTTAGTCCCAAGAATAGCTGACCACATTTTAGCACTACGAGTAAAATCAATAATCGGATGCCCATAATTCTTGCCCCTGTCACCGTTCACAAGCCTTTGAGCTTCTTCGAGAATTGATTGTTCTTTTTCTACCATTTCAAATTTAGTCATGCTGAAACCCCAGGTAGTACAATATTTTTGAAATAGACACATTTATCAGCAATACAAGCTTTTTTATGGAAATCTTCGTCAACCCAGAAATTCAGCCGCCCTTCTTCGTTCCTGGAAAACATAACACCATCACACATACCACGTTTCCGCCCTTTCCCGTAGTTTGAACAATGCTTGGTTGC